AAAATCAAGAAACAATCAGAACGGAAGTTTTCAACACAACAGATTGAAACCAAAGTTCAGAATTCACGTGCCGGGGGTACTAAAGTTCCTACGCGCGCAGCAACACGGGCCAAGCTAAAGGCTGATCGCCCAAAACGTAATAGGTAAAATGGGAAAGCGCAAGGACCCCGTACACGCACGGCTTGAGAATAATAGGCAAGAACAATTCGCCCGGTGTATCGCTGTTGGCAACCTCCCAGCGGTTTGTGCAATCGGTACGGGTTATGCAAACGACCCCGATGCCGCGTACACACTTGCCGACTCAACCAAAGCCCCATCCTTGTTGTAGGTAATGTAGCCTATGCACGGAAACTTCAAACACAATTACCTCACATGCGGGTCATGTCAATTCGGTCACCCCTGACAGGGTACCGTACAAGTCTTATGCTTATCGACGATAGTCTTACACTGGCTATGTCCGCAGAACAATGCCAAAATGTCTTGGCACAACTTATTACTCGTGTAGGTGATAAAGGTGCCATGATGCGTGTGAACGTAGATAGTCTGGTGACTTTAAATGCCTAGCATGAGCAACCCAAAGCACGAGGCGTTTGCCTATGGTCTCGCCAAGGGACAGACACAACGTGAGGCGTATGTAAACGCCGGGTATGAGTCGAACGACAGTGCTGCGTCGCGCCTTGCTGCGTCTCCGGTTCTGAAAGATCGTGTAGCGGAACTCAAGGTAGAGATCAACCAAAAGATTAATGAGGCAATGGCACAGCCGAATGAAGAAACATTCGGTACTCTTGCTGAAATGGGATTGACAATGGCTTGGTGTGCAGAAGCATTCAAATCCATTTATGCAGAGGCATTACATGCGGGTCAATTGGCGCCAGCAAACACAGCCGTAGCTAACATTCAAAAACTTATTGAGATTGAAGGAACTGGCAAGGCAGAAGAACCTGTCGGGGAAGAATCCATGATCAAGGTAGGGGAAGTCAATACGATGCTTGGACATTTGTCTGACATCATGAACTCTGTGCCAGTCGCAGAACCCGAACCCAAAGACATCACCCCATCTGATGTAGACCCCGTTGCTATTATACAACAGATTGAAGGACCATCAAATGACGATGATCACAGTACCGGAACGGGCTGAGTACCGCAAGGCACTCAAGCAACTTTCCGACCTCAAAGAGAAGCTAGACTTCTCAATTAGTCGTGGGCAACCTCTTGACCCCGGCGTAATGCTTGCCATGGAAAAAATGACAGGTACATCAGATATTCACGGGCAATATCGTGCTCTAGATCACCTTGTAAATCAAATGGATACACAGTATGATGAGAAACTTCGGTACGCAGCACAGTTTCGGTTCTCTCCGTTCTGTGAATATATGTATCGAAACGAGCCACCGGCGTTTCACCATGAATTCCTGATTGAACACATGGAAGCGGTTCACAACAAAGAGACTATGCGTCTTGCTGTGTCTATGCCACCGGGCTCTGCTAAGGCACTCGTTCTTGACACACCTATTCCAACCCCCTATGGGTGGACAACTATGGGGGATTTACGCGTTGGAGACAAAGTTTTTGATGAGAACGGGAACCCTTGTAATGTGACTGCCATCAGTCCTGTTTTTAAAAATCGTCCTGTTTATGATGTTAAAACAGATTGTGGGGATGTTATTGTTGCAGACAGGGATCACGAATGGAATGCAAGGCTATGCTCCAAACGCCCCTTGTTTAAAAATCATGAGACACATGTTCTAGCTAAAAAACGTTCAAAACGTCCGATGATTAAGCGGGCGAAAGCCCTTAATTACACCAAAAAACAGCTTTCTATTGATCCCTATTTTCTAGGAATTTGGCTCGGCGACGGTACGTCTGCCTCTATGTCTGTTACATGTGGGATAGAAGATCAGGATTTTATCATTCCTGAACTACAATCTTTGGGGTACACAATCACCAAGCGTTCTTCTGAAACACTTTTCGGGGTCTCCGGTGTGCGTCACTTGTTCACGGACTTTGGACTACTAAACGACCCCCACCACAATGCATTTGGACGTAAACATATTCCAGATGTTTATATGCAGGGAAGTAAAGAACAGCGGCTTTCCCTTCTACAAGGCTTGGTTGATTCAGATGGAACTGTATGCAAAACGCGCGGATGCACTACTTTTTGTAATACAAATAAAGAACTTGCATTACAATGCCAAGAACTTGTTAGGAGTCTTGGTGTGAAAGCTGGTTTCACAGAATCACGCGCAACCCTTTACGGAAAAGATTGTGGGCCTGTTTATCGAGTCAGTTTTTACTTGGAAAATTCGGCACGCCTACCCCGTAAAAATATCCTGACCCGCAATCAGTATAGGACACCAAATACAGAAAATCTATGACTCCCACACATAATTCATCATACGCTTCTATTCGTTTCGCTGCGTGGCACCTAGGACGACGCCCGGATGATCGTTGGCTTCAAGGCGCTCACGGACAAACCTTTGCGAAAGACCGATTGGGTAAGCCGGTGCGTAATCTTATTGCTCAATCTCGTTATCGTAACATCTTTCCAGATCGTGGCATTTCTGCAACATCTTCTGCTGCTGACTATTTTGAATTCTCTAATAGCAATGTGTCTTACTATAAAGCAATCGGTGTAGGACAAGGTATCTCCGGGTTCCGTGCTGACATTGGCGCTATCGATGACCCTATCGCATCTCGTGAACAAGCTGAAAGCCCTACCATCCGCAACAAATTGCATGAATGGTTTGAGGATGATTTTGGCACACGTCCCATGCCGGGTAGCCCGATCTTTGTTGTTGCCTGTGTAGCCGGAGATTCTCCAATAACTATGGCAGACGGAACGTGGAAACGTATGGATGAAATAGTTCTTGGTGATAAGGTACTTTCTATGGGAGACACTAAATTTGTTTCTGAGGAAGTTACAGCGGTCATTCCCCAAGGAAAAGATGAGATTTATGAATTAAAAGCGGGTACCCACACCGTTAGGGCCAATGCCAAACACCCTATATTAGTCAGCACTCCTGAAGGAAATGTATGGAAGCGCGTTGAAGATTTGAACACAGATGATTTTGTTATTGTGAATCACTTACTTGATGCTGCTGAACCTTTCGACATGGACGAAGAAGAGGCTTGGGTACTGGGATTTATGAAAGGTGACGGATGGGTAACAGTAAATAAAAAGAAAAATTATGATAAGGTAAGGGAAAAATGGTACCCTGCCACATCTTACATCACTTGCGTCGCGGATTGTCCTGCGCACCCTGAGCGCGTGACTCGTGTACTTAATTTCTTCGAAAATAAGTACAATGCAAAATTTAAGCTTAACAAATATGGATACTATCGATCCGAAAAGGCCGCACTAGGACGTGATATGTTGAAATGGGGGATGGATAAAAAAGCACACGGAAAACGTATTGAACCGGAAATATTCAAAACCAGCCGTGCTGTACGTATTGCTTATTTAGATGGATATGCGGCTGCAGATGGAAACATAATTGAAAAAGGTAAATATCGGGTACAATCTATTTCAACCTGTAATCCAAAACTTTCTCAAGATGCTAGGCATTTAGCACGGTCTGTTGGACGTAGGGTAACAAACATTTATTCTCGCAAAGGTGTTAATCAACCTCCTAATTCACCAAAACCTATAGAATGGGAACGGCACGATTTTCGTTTTCATGAAGAAGTCACATGTGGGAACGTAGAAGCTGTTAAAGTAAAATCAGTTACTGCCACAAACCATTATGAAGAAGTTTACGACCTAACAGTGACCGGCGCAGAAAATTTCCTTGTAGATGGGGTGGTAACACATAACACACGTTGGCATGAAGACGACTTGATTGGGTACGAACTCGAAAAGATGGCAAGTGGCACCACAGCTTACCCTTGGGAAGTCATCAACATTCCTGCGCTTGCAGAAGACGACGATCCTCTTGGGCGCGAACCCGGTGAAGGACTATGGCCCGAAGTGTTTGGTACCGAATGGTATACGCTCAAGAAGCTTGACAGCACCGCACGTTCGTGGAACAGCCTGTACCAAGGAAAGCCCTCGGATGAAGAAGGAGGCGTTCTTAAGGCCAGTCACATCAGCCGTTGGAAGACACCACCAAAGAACATGACACGTAAAGACGGCAGTATGTTCAAGAAGGTGATCAAACGAACCACGTTATCTGTTGACTGTGCTGAGAAAGCCACTCAGCGTTCCGACTGGACAGCCGCGACAGTTTGGGTTGAAACCCACGACAAGAAGCATTATCTCATCCACGCGGCACGGTGCCGTAAGGAATTCACAGACATGACAAAGTGGATCGACTCATTGGCACGGGCTTTTGATGTTGACCAAGTGCTTGTGGAAGACAAAGGCGCTGGTACGCAATACATTCAAGTACAAACAACAATTCAAAACAGTTCCGCTTCGACGGGGTAACACCTATGTTTGAAGCTGGACTGGTATTCTTTCCTGAGAAAGGTGTTGATTGGATCGCGGACCTTGAAGACGAACTATTGAAGTTCCCGAACGCACGAAATGATGACTACGTGGATAGCGTGTCTCAATATCTGAACAACACACGTAAAGGAAAAGTGAAAAAGGGAATGCAAAAGGTGAATAGCGGACACCGCTGACACTTTCTACTTGCATTCGTGTGCTGTTTTGTATATGAATTAGCACATGTCGGGCGATGTACCGACTGTCCTCCAAAATGCATAACTGGCTCCGCTTCGGCGGGGCCTTTTTTATTTCCGGGACCCACTAAAATTCGAAAGGGCTTGGGTATAAAGTTTAGCAACATGTATTTATAACTTGCATGGTGCGCTCGAATCACCTATAAAAAATACAACAGAAAAGGAGAAATAAGACATGGAATGTATTCTAAAAAACACGCGGCGCGACTTTCAAGATTACTTCAACGACATGACTGACGGTGAAGTTGAGGCTGAACGGCAGACGGCGTTATTACGACACGAGCGCGAATATCAGGAATTGCATGCTGAATGGTGTGCAACCATGCTGGACGCGAAATAGCTAAACAAAACGTAATATTGAAGGGATAAACATGATAAGTTATATCAAAACGCGTGCCCGTGCTGTACTGCGAGCAATGCTAGGTGACTTTGACAAGAGCACTGAGTACCTGTCACGCACATCTCGTCCCTTAGATATCGCACGAAAAACATCTACAAAAGATGTAGCTAATTTTGATCAGAAGTTGGCGGACATATGTGAGCATTTTGGAGTGAAACAGCGTGAATACAAAAACCTCCCCAAGAACATGCAGAAGATTTTACTCAATTGTCGTATCGGGGAACTGAACCGAAAGCGAGCTATGCGCAGAGCGAACTCATTGATGACTCTCTATCGAATTTGGCAATGGAATGAATGTCGTTGTTACTTGTGTGAAAAAAAGAAAATGTTTAAACAAATTACAGCAGATCACGTGTTTCCAAAATCACGCGGATTTCAATTGTCAGGAAACAGCATGCCCGCGTGTGGCGAGTGTAATAATGTGAAACAAGATCGGTTACCAACACCTGACGAAGTCCAAAAATCGTGCGCAGCCTACGCAGCGATAGACAGATCATTTAATCCTGTTACTAACGACGAAGAAAATTCTGATGAACCTTGGAAACTATTTGAGGAAGGACGATAACATGCACTGCCCACACTGCGGTAAATCTATAAAAAACACGGAACACAAAAACCGTGAAACAGACGAAGAATTCGCAAAACGTTTGCGCATCAATGAAGAATATGCTGAACACAATCCAATCCACCTAAGCAACCAAAAACCCGGAAGGGACCCAAAAAAATTCGATAAGGCTAGGGTCATTGGTGCAGCGCCTTTGGGATACTTTGCTATGGCCTATGGTGTCATCGCTGGACCCTTCCGGGATATAATCAAAGAAGCTGAGGCTGATGTTATCGATGGTGCAGAGTGGTACGAAGCAGGCGGAGTTAGTGCCGTTGCACACGCTTGGCGCGTGCTAGATGTTTGACGATAAAACAAGCCTGACGCTTGGCGGCGAAGAACGATCAAGCAAGGATTTTTCCTACCGTTAAATAATATAACGGATCACTGTGCCTTTTTTGTAACACCCACCGAATCACCAAAATAGTGACCCGAGCGAATCGAACACGGCCCCGCTTCCATTTTTGCCTGTGTGCTATTTTGTAACCGAAATGATCCTTGTCACCGCTGACGCGGACACATCAATCAAAACCTGATCAAGAACTTGTAAAGCCTTGAATATATTGAATAACTTTTAGCACACAGCCATATTATCGTGTGCTAAAAGGTATATTCAACCATTACAGGTTGTTTTATATGATTCGTTTTGCTAACTTCACAAATATTAAGAAATAGCAAGAAGAAAGCTGAACTGATGTCAGAGCCATGTAAGAAATGTAAGTGGAAGGATGGTAGGTGCGGACCATGCGCATATGCGAATAGGAAGAATAACGAATCATCCCGTAAGAAGGGTAATTTGAAACCGGGTTGGGTGAAGAAAGGACTGACAAAAAAAGCCGCTGACGCGGCCAAACCTAAGCCCAAAAAACTTAACGACATGAAAGTCGAAAAAGTTTGGGAATGCATCAATTGTGGGAACAGGACTGATCGGTGGAAGGATGGTTCATGCGCACCTTGTCGAAAAATGCGTGCAATAAAAAAGCGTGCCAAAATAAAAATGGAAGACCCCGAGCGTTATCAACAATATCTAGATACAATGAAACAACGAGCCGATGAAAAAAGGCAGGAAGAAGCCGACATCCAATCTTACATGGAAGAGCGAAACGAAACTTCTAGGAAGGCTTATCACACCCGTAAATTTCGATTGGAACGAGCAACACCTGATTGGCTGACAGATGAGCAGAAAGTTGATATTGAGGCCCACTATTTCAAAGCACGTGCCCTAGAACGTAAAACAGGTCAAAAATACCACGTCGATCACATCGTACCATTGAAACATCCACTGATCTGCGGTTTACACGTTCCTTGGAATCTTCGTGTCATCACATCCGAAGAAAACAACAAGAAAAAGAACGGAGCCTACAGGGACCCAAACGAATTCGAATAGGCTTGGGTATCCGCTGACGCGGACCAATAAAATCCGCAACCGGGACCCTACCGAATCAGTAACCGGAATACCTTCGGCATCGTCGAAGCGGGGACCCTACCAAAATTAAAATGGGCTTGGGGGTTGATTTGATAGAACGGTTGGTCTATAAGCATGAATAAGGGATATAACCTCCCGTATTTTTGACGCACCCTATTGGTATAAGACCTCGGACAGACTTAAGAACTGTCCGAGGCTTCCTATCAAAAATCTATCAGGATAGCTCATGTCAGACACAGATAAAAAACCCGACTGGTTTTTAACAGATAGTACTGGGCGTCGCATTGGCTACATTTTCCCAGAAGACTTCCATGCCATCATCGATTCTATCTGGGGCAAGAAGCAGGGCATCAAGAACTTCTCCCGCTACGCGGGCTACAGTCGTACCCAAGTTGAACGGTGGTGCAATGGAAAAGCCCCTGTGCCGCGCAACGTGGCATTGCTGGTCATGTACATGCAACGTGATGTCATAAGTCGCCAACGATCCGACCGCAACGCTAAGCCGTTTGCCAAGCTGGTTGATTTGAACGCCGATTGGTTGCCGGATCATAAACCAAAGTTTTCTGTTGCATCCCGTCCGATGGGGTGATATAGATAGGGTTCACGGTGTGGACAACACCCTCGGTTTAAAAACTGTCCGTTTAACCTCCCTGTTGGAATGGGGTCACTTTAATCGGTGACCCCATTTGCTTTATAAGATAAAAATTGTCCAGCATGATAAACTAAAGATCGTACGAGACGCTTTAGCGTCGAGGATGATCCAGTGTGATGAAAGCCCGCGTAGCGGGCGCGGCTTATCACGATTTCTCATTTTTCTTATCATAATCGGGCATTTTTTCTGTAGAGAAAAAACGAAAATTTGTTATCACGATCTCTCATTTTTCCTCACGATCAAACGCGAGCGCCCGCGAAGTCAAAAATTTTCTTATCATAATCGGTCATTTTTTCTGGAGCGCGAACGGCGATTCGTTTTTTGACGATTTTGCTGGGGAGATTTTTGGCACAAGAAATGTTCTGCCACATTGGTGACACATTTGGACGGTGAACGGAGTCCGCACTCCTAACCCGTCCCATACTGTGGCGATGTCCGTCGCCGTTTCCTGACCTCATAAATACAATAGAACGGGGCTGCGATGATTCGCAACCCCTTAAATTAACTTTGCTAAACTTTTATTTTATGAAGTTTTCTGCTGACTCTTCATAGGGAAGAACAGCACCTTGCGCCCCATATTGTAGCCATACACGTGCAACCATTCCAAACGGTAACGCGTGTAAGATTGCAGAAAACGAATCGTTTCGTCCATTTGGCCAGTGAACAATACCGCTTGATCTATTTTAACTTGGTAAATCATTTGACATGCACCAATTCAAAGCGAGGTGTTTCACGAATTGTTCGTGCTAAGTCCGATTCCAACCATTCGCATTCGAAAGTGTGGTCGCCGTGGTGATAGATTTCACCCGCACTTAGTCGCTGAAAAATCTTTGCAGACCCAAAACCTAAACCGCGCCCCAATGAACCTTTATAAGTGCTCTCTACGCATGGGTTCCGGTCGCCGACCATATCCGATTCGTATACTCTAAACGCACCGCCTTTTGTCTTGAATACAAAGCGTCCTTTACGTGGTGTGTGTGTCATGATGTGATTCCTTTGTTAATGTACGGCATTTATAGCGTATCAAAAAAGTTTAGCAACATGTATTTAACTATTGCGAATCATTTTGAGTTGTGCCAAAACTATTTTATCGAAACGAAACACAAGCCAACACGATAGGAAAACATCATGGCAAACGGCGCAGTCCTCTTTGAAGGCAAAAGCAAAATCGACGGATCACCCATTGTTGTAATTGCAACGGGTATCAAGTCTGCAAGCTCAAACGCAAAAACAGGGGACCTTGTTCAAACTTGGATTCTCCGGGCTGACATGACACCGCAACAGGCGGTCGATAGTGGGGCAGATGAATCAATTTGTGGTACGTGCCCACACCGTGGGGAAGTTGTAAACGGTAAGAACGTGAATCGCTCTTGCTACGTCACAATCTTTCAAGCCCCGCGCAACATTTATCATACTTGGAAACGCGGAAAATATGCCAACTATAAAGGCGCAAAAGGCCGCGCATTACTTGCGGACCGGAACGTCCGACTCGGTGCCTATGGTGATCCCGGCGCGGTCCCTTTCCACATATGGAAAAACTTACTTGCGGATGCAAACACCGGCACGGGTTACACTCATCAATGGAAAGAAGCTGACCCGCGATTTGCTAAATATTGCATGGCAAGTGCCGATAATTTGGAAGAGGGAGAACAAGCCCGCGCCAAAGGTTACCGCACATTTAGAGTCGGATCACCCGCCGAAAAAATGGTAAAAGGTAAAGAGTTCCTTTGTCCTGCATCAAAAGAGGCTGGAGTCAAAACTAATTGCGCTGCATGCCTTGCTTGTGGTGGCATGTCCAGCAAAAACAAAGCAAGCGTTTTCATTCCCGTGCATGGCGCAGCGGGCAAGATTAACGCAATGGTTAACCGATTGAAAGAAGAGGAATCATTATCCAACATCTAGCTGCATTGGTGCCACTTTGTGGCGCTCTATACATCCTGCAATTCTTTTTTTTTAACTAAGGAGTCAACTATGACCAAACGCGACCAAACAAACCGCAACGACAAAGCAAACGCACGCGACAAAAGCCGGGATAAATGGGGTGTGAAAGCACAACGCCAAAAGGCACGTCGCAACAAAAACCAACGCCGAAACCTTGAGTCCGGCAAGCATTGGAAATAAAAAGTTTAGCAACATGCATTTAGGTGTTGCGAATCATCGCAACATCTGGCAAAACTACCTTATCGAAACGGTCACAGACCATTTGAGTTACACGAAACAAACAAACCTTGAAAGGGTTTAAAAATGTCAAACATCGAATTCCTACCCCGCGAAGTTGTCGAGGCAAAGCTTGCCAAAAGAGGCGCAAAAATCACAACCGTTGTTTTTGCTAAGAAATCGGGTGACGTTGTACGTCGGACCGGAATGCCCAAAGTTTTCAAACGACGCGTAGGTGGTGAAACTGGCCCTGCTGCAACGCCAGAATCAATTAAACGTGCTGCAACCGCTCGCGCCTCACTAGCGAACAATGGGAACGTTTTCTTTGATCCATGCCAAACTGACGGCAAGGGCTTTGCATTCAATCTTGATCGCGTGGTGCATATCTAATGAAACTGACCTTAGAAAAATCAAAAACATTCGTAAGCCTACGAAAATCAAAAACATTCGTAAGCCTACGTAAAAAGTAAAAATTTAGCCCGCTAACGCGGGCTTTCTTTTTGTTACCACATTCTGCAACAGAACAGATTCCGCCGACCCTCGCGTCCCATACTCGGTTTTAACCTTTCCTGACCTCACAACCTTTCTATGCGATTCGCTTTGTTGGTGCAAGTTATAAATACACGTGTTGCTAAACTTTTTCTCTTGCAACGGATAAGCGAATCACGTAAAACATTCTTATCGAAACAACATGAAAGCAGAGCCGATGACCTACACCGCACAAGCCCGCATGGAAGACCTTTTTGGCGTCATGCCACTATCAATGATCCGAACGCTAAAAGGGCACGGGGAAGACATCCGCGAAATGATCACCGAACTAGGCGCGGTCACCTTGGACGGTTCAGGCGGCAAACGGGATTGGACCGGCGAAAATTACCGCGTGATTCATTCTGAGGATGCAACCGACATTCTCGCCGATGAGCTAGAATCTGATCCTTATATTTTGGGATGCTTTAACGCTGACTTTTTGGCAGGAATAACCGGAGTCCCTGCTACGATAATCAAAGCCGCACAAGATGGGGAACAATTCGAGGCAATCGGGCAATGGCTAATTGACGCGGGACACGTTCAAGATTCAAGCGGCCCTGCTCACTATGGCGGCATTGCGGCGAACTACGCCCACGCAGACGGATTCGGGCACCACTTCGCCCACTATGACGGAGAAACCGACGAACAAGCGGGCGGGTGGCTCGTTTTCAAGATCAACTAAAGAAAGTTTAGCAACGTGCATTTAGGTGTTGCGAATCATCGCAACATCTGGCAAAACTAACTTATCGAAACAAACAAACCTTGAAAGATTGAAAACATGGAAACTCTTTTTGTATTGCTTCTAACAACATGGTCACCAGACGTTCCGCATGCAATGGTTGATGTTGCCGCAACGGGCCTTACAGGGGCGGAATGTACCGCTGCAATGGTTGAATACAATAAAAACAACCCCACATGGTCCGCCGGAACTCCGTCTTGTGAGATTGATACGGGCGATTGGGAAAAATCCAATTATCACGCATATGCAATTGAGCACAAAGACACAACTTTGATTTTACATCCTTGCCCCACCGAGGACTCAGATAATTGCGTATGGGACGCTAAATGGCGCGGCGATGGTGAAGGCACCGGGAACGGTACAGGTCAAAGCTTCTATGTCTTAGAAGGACAAGTTTTCTATGTCGAAACTTTGGAGCCGTAAAAAAATTTAGCAACGTGAATTTAGGTGTTGCGAATCATCGCAGCATCTGGCAAAACTAACTTATCGAAACAAACACACAAACCATAGGACAAAGACAATGGAAATCATCAGCGCAACACCCGACTTTCTTGATGTAGTTAACGTTTGGGCCAAGGCAAACCCTTTTGAATCCTTTATCTTTGGCACAATTAGCCTTATGGCGGTTTGTTATTTCACAAAGGACTGGATTTAATGCCTGTATCCCCAATAAGCAACGTTGACGTCTATTACAACCTACACAAGCGTCTATGGTCCTGTAAGTGCCGCTCTACAGGCCGTGTTATACAGCACGCCAGAACGGTTCTAACGCCTTATGCTGCAAGCCTCATAGTAAGAGAGGCAGGAAGGCAACGTGCAATCGCTGAGCAGACTAAAAACGTGCATGCGTTTGCACGTATGGGGGAAGCCGATGTGTGCGCTGATACTGAGAGGATGACAGCGTTTGCCAAAGGATTGCCTAACGTGATCAAGGTCTCTTATAATCCCTATAAGGCAGGACATTTCTATAACGTTGCTACTGACGAAGCTGTAAAAGACGTTAAAAGTCTTATTATGGTGGCCCCCATACAGGCAGCGCCGGAAGTGTGGGCGGTAGTATAAATATTTAGCAACCTGCATTTAGTGGGTTGCTGATAACCTGCGAATCAGGTAGTTATAGGACACACACAACAACACGCTGTCACAAAGGATAATCACAATGGCACATATCACCGTCACACTGTATCACCGGGGCTACGAGTTCGATGTTGATGTGGAAGGTGATGTTGTATCAGATGGGATCAACAACTATGGCAGTGACGAGCCTGCATGGTGTGATGTGGAAGGGGTGACATATACACACCCACAACGTGACAGGCCTCTATCTCCCATCCTAGTTAGTTGGATTGAGAAAAATCATGGTGATGACATAACAGAAAGGCTGATAGAAGCAGACAACGAATGGTAAAGACATAAGAGAAGGAGTCTCACAACGAGATGTATAATTAGCTAAGTTATTGATTTAATTAAAAAATCTTGGGACCCAAGACGGGGTACGGGGTGGCCCTACAGATGCGCCCCAATTACTGTAGCTATGTTAAGTGCAAAGTACAGAATAACAGGTAGTGTTAAGGGACCCAAGGTTAAGTAAATTTTTGAGAGAACCCCTTATAGGCCCAAAAATTTTGGTAAAATTTTTTGAATATAAATTTAGCACGGTGGAACTTAAATTAGGCTTGACAAGAACGACGAATGTGATAGAGGAATGATATGAAAATTAATTTAGTAACCTCAGTAAAAGACCATACACCAGAGTATGAACGATGCTTACGCATAAAAAATGATATAGAATATCTGTGTGCCATGGACGTAGATACTATAAGACAGCACCCGAATAGATGCACATTACCAAATTCTGATCGTGTGGCCTATGCGTTGGGCGTACGTTTTTATGATACTGGTAAATCTTGTAAACATGGTCATGATAGTTTAAGAATAATTAAAAGTAGGGTTTTATGTAAAGGTGGAAAGGTACAAGCGGCCTGTTACATTTGCAACCAAATATCAGTTAAAAAAGCACAAAAGAACAGGACCCTTATCGAACAAAAACGCCGAGAAGAAGAAAATAAAAAATTTACTGAATTCGTTAACACACACAGAGAGAGAGAATTATACGTTCGTATGAACAACTACAAACTACATATGATCCCGATGAAGAATGGTTCCCCAATAGTAGGATTGTTGCTGTAACACACTCTTTACCAGTTTTTTCAGATGAAAACAATAATTTGTGTCGAGTAGCGTCTGGAGGAGGTTCCACGGCAATGGAGTCTTATAAAAAATGGAAATTAGGGGAACCGGATGAAGACACATTGACAGAATCTGAACGCGTAAAATCTAACGTACCAAAACTTAACGCCATGTCAGCAAAACAAATTAATGAATCAGATATGTTGGATTTACTTCCAGTGGGACGAGCTGCTGCTGTTATTAGCGGGTCTAGATTTTTCAAGGCTATGAATGGATGTTGTATAAACGGACATCCTCCAATTAGAAAAGTTACAAAGGAAAAATCTGTCTGCGTCTTTTGTGCAAACACACACAAAAAAGAATGGCATAAAAAACGTCTACAAGAAGACTTTGAATACGCCAATGCACAAAAAGAAAAGCAGCGTAATTACCGATTAGAAAATTTAGACAAAATACGCGCAGCGGAGAAGTTATGGAGAAAAATAACAAGGCAAAGGTTAAGGCTAAAAAGATAAGACGCAAAAACAACTTAAAAAATGCCACACCTTCTTGGCTGACAGCGGAACAGTGGGCTATGATGGAAAAAATATACAAAAGGGCCCGTAGAAAAACTGAGGAAACTGGTATCGAGTATCACGTAGACCACATCGTACCTTTGAACGGAGAAAATGTGTGTGGACTGCATGTTCCTTGGAATTTACGTGCCATACCAGCTAAAATTAACAATATAAAGTCAAATAAAGTTGACAACAATGAGGACAGTTGGTAAAGCAACACATAGAGTATAATCTAAGGAGAGATATTATGACTACTTTGGCTGCAATGACTTTCTGGGAACTGGCTTTTGTTGGGTTCTCTTTCGCCGCAGGTGCAGGGATGTTTTCCCTGTGCGTATACACCGTTGCCGCTGTTTTGGCAGTGTTGTACAATGCAACATAAAGCACAAGAATGTACCGGCTGGGTGCAATTCGATATTGATGAAGATGAAAAGCATGCAACAAAACCGTTACGCATGCTCAAAGATGAGAGGTATAGACGAAATGCAAACAAACACACAATATCTTCTGGGAAAGCTCGCTGAGGAAGCATCAGAACTTGCTCAAATTGCCATCAAGGCTCAGCAGTTCGGTCTTCATGAAGTCTTCGGCGAACAAGGAGATAATCCTTTGTCAAATGTCCAGCGGATCGAAAATGAATTCAACGACGTCATAGGCATTGTAGATATGTTGAACCGAGAAGCACGCGTCGGAATTGATGAAGACCCGGATAAGATTCTAGCGAAACGCCATAAAGTGAATAAGTGGCGAAATTACGCCCGAGAACAAGGTATGGTCGAATGATGTATTTAGCAATCATCTTTGCAGCGATGCTTCCTTTAGGTCTTTTGGCGATGATAGGCGCATTTGGAACTTGGGGTTGGAATGAACGTGCCGGTATTGTATCCATGATTATGGGCCTGTTCTGTTTGTGTGCAACTGTCCTAGTTTGGGAGCAGCAATACGAAAATCAATGTGCAGCGGCAGGCGGTGTTGTAATTGATTTTGCTTGTATGGAACCCCCAACCTACATTGTGTTACCATGATTGGTGAAAGAACAGGTCACTACCACTTCGACAGAGCCATTTAAGAAATTGATTCTGGCATATTCTCAAGCGATGCAATGGAGACAGAGCATGCTCGCGCTGTGTTACAGCATTATTTGGCTCGTTGGATGAAAGCATCTATTCGTGTATCAGGAGAAGATACAACCGAGTTGGAAGAAGAAATTAATTTGCTTAACGCTGATTTAGAAACTGCACAAGAACAGATCGCCGGATATCAGAGTCGTATTAAACTTCTCGAAGACGAAAAAATTGAATCGAATAAAAAGGAATCGTACACGAACTTTGGTTTAGGAGTGTCTGAATACGGCATAGGATTAGAGACAGCAGCATCAAAACGACGCGGACTTCGTAAATAGGATAAAAATATGTGGCTTACAGAAGAAGAAATTGATACGGTATATAAAGACCTTCCAGTGAAGCAACGCCCTATAAGCGTACATCTATCAACAGTATCCGGCGCTACGCGCCAACAAGTATTAGATGATTTTAAGGCAACTCACCTACGTGTAATGGAAGGCGACTTCGATGTAATCAAATCCATCGACGAAGGTACTATATCGTTTCGCGGTAACTACAAAGGTTTTCGTGAAATTGGTTGGGGACCCATAAAATCGTTTGTTGTTGCACTGTCTCGCAAGATCGATAACATCTGGGATACAGGGAAAATCTGATGCTGACTATAAGTACAGACATTAGCATGCGACGACAACAACTTGAAACTCATATCGCTGGCGAACTTGTTGAATCTCTTGATTTGAAAAACAAAGAAGTTGTTTCGTTGAACAAACGTATAGATATATTCGTCAAGCAAACAGGAGCCCTTGAACGTCGTATGGTGCTAACGCAGCTACGTAAAAAGAAATGACAAACACACCATTTGGACTGCACCCCGCTACGCGGGCCCCCTATAAATCAAAAAGATAATAAATCTTCAAATTACCTAAGCAACAAACGATAGCACATCGACTTATAAAAGATGGGAATTAATATGAATAAAACGAAGTTAGGGTTCTTTCAGAATGGCAATCTTGTACAAAATGCCATCACTAGCATACAGACAGCTTCTCCAGAAGAAGCGAAAGAGGTTCTTAGATTCATGAACATGCACTATGATCACGGACAAAAGTCGGTCATAACCAGTATTGCCCAAAATGCTGCAATGGATGATCCATACGAATCAACTTGGTAATCTATTTGATTTACTAATTACGTAAGCAATTCGCTTGAATAATTGCGTAAGTAATTAGAGTACGAACCTTCCAACACAAAAGGAATTTGATATGAACATGAAAGATATTCTAAAAGATATCGACGACGCCGTTTCTGGTGACAAGGATTCGGAAATACTTTCTACGTTTGCCCGGTTATTGAAAGTAAAAATGCGTCTAATGGCCATTATCGATAAAAACCAATTTATCATAACGACGTTAAACAACTTCGCCGAAGATGGGCCTCTGACAGACTTTGATAAAAAACGACGTTCTCAAGCCATGGCAACGGCAGATGATTGTACACGAGCACTTGATCGCGTACAAATGGATATCAATGAATTTTTGGAGACGCTTTGATGATTAATCAGAGTATAGAATCTACGTCTATTTCTGATGGGGATTTCACCTTCACCGAAGTAATTAAACAGGAATACTCCAATTGTAAATTTTCAGGAGGTTTCGTAGAGGGACACCCCGTTGACACTCTTTACATACGTATGGAGAAGAATGGAGTAATCACAACAGAACTTCTACTTCGTCCTGGATTCAATGAACAAAATGGAGGAAGCCGATGCTTCTAGTTAATTTTATGGGCGCTCCCGGATGTGGTAAGTCCACAACTGCGGCAGGGGCTTTCTTTGAGCTTAAGCGGCAGGGTTGGAATGTTGAACTTATTACTGAATACACAAAGGAACTGATCATTCGTGGCGATACGCATACGCTGTCAGATGAGTTATTGGTGTTCGCTGAGAAGTATCGGCGTGTGGCTCAGATGAAAGACGTGGATATCGTTATCACAGATAGCCCGTTGCTTAATTCTGTAATATACGGCGGAGGACAATTCGGAGAATCTGCTGAAGATTTTTATTACAGCGTGGCAGATAGTTTCGATAATCTGTATTTTTTCCTAGAGACCTCCCGTGATTATGTCGCTTTTGGACGAATGCCAGATAAAGAAGGCGCAGAAGATAAAGGAATGAAACTTCTACAGTTGATCCAGACTCATGGGATACCGTACCATAAAAGGGGTACCACAGGACAAGACATGACCCAGATCGTGGACACGATAAAAACAGAAGCGAAGAAGAGTGGGTACGTTTCCTTTTGTTGATACAACTTTAAATCTGTTCCTAACGATGCGGTGGGATCGCCGCATACCATTGACTTTAACGCTGTTGTGTGATAATTGTTTCAATAAATTTTAGGGGATGATTAATTGACCATAAATGTAGCTGAAAAAAGTTCTGACGGAGATACTGCGGCAGTTCAGATAGAATCAGGAGGATATGCTTTTGCGCTGTCTGGTTTGAACTCTGGCGCAAGTATTGAGATGCATTTAAACATCGGTCAAGAAGATTCTGTGATCTTTAAGACGTATACCGAAGATTCGTATGATATAGTGTGGCTCCCCGATTGCACTATGTTTTTACGCGCCACTGGTGCCATTGCCTACAGTTCTGCCGTTGTGGCTTTCCCAGATAATTTCTTTGATTAGGATATAACATGACACAGATTATTGTAGCAAAGGAAGTTTCGTCTGGAGACACGGAAGCGCATCGTGTGTATCCGAACCCTTACTTATTTGTATTGCAAGGCCCTTTAGACGGGGCAACCGTACAATTATGCGGAAATTTTGGGCCTGCAAAAGAGGTAATTGTGGCAGAGATGTCTGATACAGGTAATGAACCTGTATTACTTCCTGATTGTACCGTATTTGCACGAGTTGTGAACGCCGGAGCAGGAACAAGTGTTTCTGTTAGCCTTATCCAAGGGGATCAAAACCCGTTCAATTTAGAAGCCTTTAGTGGAGGTTCTACAACAGTCGTAGGAACCGATCCACAGACAGCTATCAATACTGCCGACATTTCAGAGCGGAACATGATCGTTGGAACGGGAGCACCTGACGACTCATTAGGTGACGACGGAATGTTTTATAGGGACCTTTCCGCCCTACCCGGAGAATTCGGTATATGGGGACCGAAAGCTGGGGGAACGTGGCCCGCAACTCCTTCATATGGTCTTGTTCCTTTCCCATCTAATTCTGAAATTTTTTCTCAGTTGTCTGCATGGACATTGAATACGGGTACAGCTCTCGTATCTAGCAATTTTAATGGTGTTCCCACTGTAATTATTGCAGACAGTCGGACCGGAAATAATGCAAATTATCTCTTGGGAGGAAATGTACCTACTGTTGCGGATCAAACTGTACGGATACGTTTTGTTCGGCAAGAAGTAGGCGCAAATCAGATGCTATTGCGTCGCAGTGGTCCGGCAGGATTTGCTTCTGATCTGATAATCGATCTTCATTCAGGTGGCACAATTTCTCGAAACGTTGGTGGTGATGGAAATCCTTACGCAGAAGAGGTTACTGTAACTGATGAAACTATTGAAGTAATTGCAACGTTCCCAGCTAATATAGATGCAACAGGTTGGGCACTATTCCCAGCGGCTGCAAATGGAACTACTGCATCAAATGTAACATTTAATTCCTCATTGGTAGGGTCTTTAGAGCTTATAGAATTTGATCTAAATTATAGCCGTACTTCCGATACCCTTTCTATGGCTCCAATCTTCGATGGCGTACTCGTTGATGCGTTCCCTAAATGGGTTGGTTCGGTATCAGCCCCTATTTCGACTGCGGGTATAAATATACCTTTGAATGTCGATCTAAATGAAGTGGATCAAATGATATTCCACATCATACGCTCGAATGGAGCTTGGCCGCACATTGTTGCTGTAGATGTATCAGATATCGTTTTGGATAGTACTTCTGGTTATATACTACATTGGCACGATAACGCTTTCGTAGGATTATCTTTGGATTCTTCTAACGTCTCAAGTGGTTTGATTAATGTTCGATCCGTATCGTCGGAATTTGACATCACTGAAATTGAGTTTAAAAAGCGTGCTGTAGGCGTTTCGTCACGTGTCGGCGAATGGGTTTTCAAAAGTTCTACGATGTTTGCGAATTCTGATGATGCCATTTCGCGTGGATACCTACCTGTAACACCCGGTACCATCGTTGATGGTGCTATTGATAATCCTATTTGGGCTGCTGGATACCCAGATTTCGTCTCTGGAGACGACATTGTATTTCCTGCTAATGTTGAGGGAATTTTCCTTCGTAACTTGGGAGGAAATGCGGATGCGGAAGGTGATTTCCAATCCGATACACAGGCGCGCAGTCCAAACAATCCAGTTAATACCGCAGTTAGTAATGGAGGCGGAGCCACTGTTCGAAGTGTGGCTGTTTCTGCGGAAACTCGGCCAGATAACCGTGCATATCAACTTTACACCATTATCGACAACTATTTAGAACCATCGAATGCAGTATCTGGTGATACACCGTATGCTGTTCAGACAGGCAACAATTTCACTGCTGTGGATTTAGGTCTATATCGAGATTTGACTTTTGAAGTGGCTAGTGTTGGCGACGGAAATCAGCCTGTCACTTTCCCAATAGCGTTCAGCGAAGCACCTAAGACTTGGGATGTACAAATATCGTTACATAGTTCTGGAAATGACGGACGTAGCGGATCATTCACCACATCTTCCTTAACAGCTACAGAAATCATTATAAATCGAGACGACACGTTCGCTGATGTTGACAACCCGTTCTTTGTGGTCCGTGTTCGTGGATTGATCTGATATTAAAGATGCAATCCTGATTAATGGCCTGCATCTTTAAATACTGACACTTTTTTAAAAAACTTGTTGACATACTGGAATCACTTCTGTATACCTCAACTCATCAAACGTAACCCGCGACACTGTCGTATTGAACGGCAGAAATATAGGAGGCGGATCATGACAACATCATTTATGAACGCTTATATGCGGGATTCTACTGCGACAAATCTAAATTTGTCAGCACCTACAAGTGGTACACCTATTCGACCCATTCTCCCAACACGTGGAGAACGCGAGACCAATTCGGGACATTGTTTTGAGATTGGTGACGGCGGATTAGAAATGAACGCCCCACTCGCTTAACTTAGGACAATGCCCCGGTAAGATTTATGGGGCCTTCTTCTAAATGGACTAGGAAACCACCCTTTCAAGGTGCGTAATGCGGGTTCGAGCCCCGTAGGCCCTACCATAAGCTAGTAAGCCGATGTAGAAAATACGTAAGATACTTTATACCCTACATCATAATAAGAATTCTTTTGTAAAAAAATTCTCCATCAAATGTATTTTTTGGTGTTGACGAATCAAAACGATAGAATTAGACCTGTAATTGTTAATTCAATCAAATAGATTGAAGAGATATGTTGTTAAAGAGCGACGAAGCAGAATAAAAGAAATGGAAGATCGTCGAATTTTCCTCTTGACTGTGAAGAGCCTCTGATACAATATAACGACACGGCAAGATGGGCTAACGCCCACGTTATTTGAAGGGATACGCCGTAAATCCCACACTGGTTGTTTTGGACGTACATATCCGTTAATTCGGTTCCCTGTATGTCGAATTAACGCTCGATGAGCGTTAGTTCAGAGCCGCAGTTCGTTGCCATTCGGCGCGCGCGATGACCGGTTCAAGTTGGAACGGTGGTGAGGCTGGTGCTCACGTCGGTTTGAAAAACCGAAGACGATAGTTCGATTCTATCCCGTTCCACCACTAAAGTGGTAGAATACATTGTGTTCCACCATTAACATCTTTGATCGCTGCGCGGTTGATAGGGCGATAGCCCATCATCACCAAAGGAAAGTCTTTCGCTTGATAAAATACGCAAGTGATTTCGCGGTCTAAACGAATTTGTGTGGTTGAGCACAGTCTCACTGCGCAGCGTTCAAAGATGTTACGGCAATGGACCTAACCTCATCGGGGTCGGGGTCTAGCGCAATTTCTGCGTGCGTTCTGGTAGAAATCCAGCGGTTGCCATTTTTTGCGTGGGGTCGTCTAAGGGAAGGACATACCGACTGATGAAATGCAGGTTCGATTCCTGTCGCTGATACCCCCGGCATGTCGGGATTTGGCTGTCGTCTAATAAGGAAGGACACATCGACTGGTAAAATGTAAGCTCGAAACTTACTCCATGCTCCAATTAATGGAAGTAGAGTGTGACGGTTGCACGCAGCGCTCATAACGCTTGTAGATCGGGTTCAAGTCCCCATGCTTCCACCAATATTGAACGTGTAGATTAAACTAAAATTATAATCTTTCACGTTCTACAAGTTTCGTGTGGTGTGAATCTAACACGCTGTTCTTGGGGAACAGAACCATAGGTAGAATCTGCTTGACGGCGGAAATAGATGCAGGTAGCGCTGCCGGTCTAGGATTTAAGTCGAGAGAGTGAAATACGCAAAACGGTGCGGGTTCGAAACCAATCCAAAGTAACGTAGTAATCCTATCACGAAAGCCAGTTAATGAAGAGGTAGCTCAGTCTGGTAGAGCGCCGGTCGGAAAGCCGGGACATATGGGACAATCGAGTAAGGCAGGCAAGTGATCATTACCCTGTCAGAAAGACCAGCGTTGGTTCAAATCCAACCTTCTTCACCAAGAATATCCGATGACGGTCGGATGCAGGCTATGCCTTGGAATAGGGCGTTGTCGCGACACAGGGGTTCGAATCCTCAAGCCTGCGAATTTTAGCGTCGCCGCACGGTGCGGGCCTTCCTCTCATAAGGGAATGTGCAGCGGGATCGTTACCCGAGGACGCTACCATACTTCGTAGTGTAGAAATACGCTACCATTTATGCCCTTGTAGCTCAGTAGGTAGAGCAACGCCGCATCAGGCGATAAGGTCGCATGTTGCAAAGCGTGCCAAGGGCTCCATCGCCTGATGGTCTAATGGTAGGACGCCATCCGCATGGGGATGGAAATCCCGGTTGAATTCCGGGTAAGGCGACCAAATTCATGGTCTGAGGCTCCGATGGGCCGTCTCAGAGTAAATATCACAGGCGGAGTGTGGTAGCCTATAGCATTATCGAGTGGGGATAAGTCCCATGTTACAAGGGTCATAACCTTGCTTCTGGCTCACTCGACGAAATTCCCACAACATTGTCGTGTTAATACGACCTAACGTGGGACACGAGAAGACTGAAAACTTGACGATTTGAAATGGTCTTTAAACTTTAAGTAAATCGGATGGTAGTGCGAGAACGCCTAAATGATCAGACGTGCGCGAACACATAAAACTATAACCGCAGGCCGTCATTTGTATGACCGCCGATAGGACTCAGATACGGATCAACTCATCATTGTATTCTATCGGTCTGGGGCGAACATCCAGTTCTAGGATGAGGGTTACGCGTGTGTCCCAAAACACACGGTGGGGCGAACGGCGTCCTAATGCAAGGTTGATTACCACCT